GTAAACTGCTCACCTTCCACCACACCGGACACGGCCAGTAAGGCCGAGCTGTGTCCTAGGTTCTACCAAGGCCTCTTTCAACAAAATCTATGATTGAGTCAAAAGAAACAGGTAGCGGAGGACGCTCCGTAGTGCGAATGGGATCACGTAAGAGATCTAGGGGTATGACCTCCCGTCATTCGCTTGAAGAAGTTGCGTACCATTTCGGTTTAACCGATTTGGGAAGAGGATTGGATACAGTAATCCAAATCCTTTCAAAAGCCGAAGAGAATCATCGTGCGTGGCGGTTACGGAGGTGGGCGACGGCCCTCATCCGGCACATCCACAGTATACACCCTTCAAGCGTCATTGACCAAATGAAAGGTGTAAAGCGATTCTTTGCTCTCTGTAAGGAGAACGCCTTGCGAGCCGGTTTGGAGAAGTGGGATAGCTTCCCACCCCCTCCGAGGCGGCTCGGAGCGACCACGATGGAACACCGCATTGATTTGCACCAAATTTCGCGGGTCCAGCGTAGCTTGCGCTCTCCTACAGGAACGGTTGTGGCGGATTCCCTCGAAGAACACTGGTTACTGTGCCAGGATTCTTTCGAGACGCCTGAATACCTCAGGAAGAGTTTGAGACGGTTCATACGGTACAAGTTCCCAGGTACCGTTACTGCCTCATTCTCAGGTGTAGGCTCCTCCTCTTCGTACTTACGGACGAAGGCTAAAGGAGGAGTCCCCGAGGAAATAAAGGAGATTACCAACACATACCGGAACAAAGATGTCTCTTACTTCGGTTTTCTGGAGACGGTACAGAACCTCCCACTCTTCCTTAAGGAAGAAGTATCTATTCTTTATAGAGAAGATACTATTCGTTTGAGGTTCTTCGATGGGGGTAGTAAATCAAGTGGTGTCTTTCGGAACACCGCTAAACTTGACGAACTACTTTTCCCTTACGACCGGGATTCTGAGCTTTCTTTAGAAGATTGGGAGTGTAGGCGAGAGATCTTATTCTCAATCGCTGCCTCTTGGTCTTCTATCGACTTTTCTCAGCTCCCGAGGTGCCGTCAGGTCCCTGTGGAGGAGCGCGGATTCAAAACCCGTGTGGCTACGCCACTTGAAGCTCCTTTCCGTTACCTGTTGGGCGTAGTGAACAACGGCTTACTCTCCGTTTTGGAATGCATGCCTGAGGTCACAAGCGCTCTTAAAGGTCGTCCAGCTGAAAAGCTCGATTGGTCCAGAGGGAAACGGAGGAATTGTGTCTTGTCTGCTGACTTAAAATCAGCCACAGACCATTTTCCGCAGGATCTGATGTTGGATGCAATCGATGAGCTTACGAAGTGTTGGCCAGGAGAAATCCGTGCCTTAGCTTTACGAGCAGTCGGTCCGCATACTATAACCCACCATGATGGTAAGAGAGTTACCACGACATGCCGGGGAATCCTTATGGGCTCTCCAGTTTCGTGGCCGCTCCTTTCCATTTACTCGGCTTGGCTTCATTTTGAATCCGGTTCCGATGGTTGGTTTGGTGTGTGCGGTGACGACTACATCGGTTGCCATACGCGAGAGACGCTCCGGAAATACAACTCCGTGAGGAGTTTGACCGGAGCGGTTCCTTCCCCTGGGAAGGACCTTGTCTCTTTCCAGAGTGTGGGGGACTTCGCTGAAGCCCTAGTTACCGTTGCCAGGGGTCGTGTCCATCCGACCTTATCTGTACGGGCGGTTTTGGCCGATTCAAAACCTGGCAGGGCCTCTTGGTCCCAAGGACCTGAGGTCTCTGAAGCACTTGGCTTCCTCGGACTTAGCCCACTAATCTCTGGCCGCATATGTAGAAGCATCCATAAGTCTTCTTACCAACAGCTCCGTCGCATAAAGGTAGATCCTTCTGCCCCTAGATGGTGTGGTGGTGCTGGGTTTCCCGGCATACCGCACCATTCAAGCTACATTGCCGCCAGGCGGATAGTGTCCCAGGACTCGAAGACGGTGACCTCATGGGTCGCCTCCTTTGAGTCTCTTTGGTCACTCGTCGGCGGCTCTGAATTGCTTGTTTCTAGTGTTGCGGAAGATATCTCCCGTTATGACGACATTCAATGGGATAGCGGAGTTCCAGGGACATGGGGACCTTTAAGGGATGTTGTGGCATCTCGTTTAGCGACCCTTTCCTGGCCCTACGTCCTCGCTGGTGTTGCAAAACACGAGCGGAGGGTAACGTTGAGCTCTGTAAAAAGACGCGTCGGCGAGTTAAGGAAAGAAGTAGACCGTAAAGGCTACTGGCTCCCTTCTAACGACCCGATTAGGTCTGGTGAACAGATAGCCTCGATGCTCCAGAGGTTGGAGCCTCGGTGTAGGCCAATTCAGTTCACTCCCATTACCGTGAAGATCAAACTGTTGGGGCCCGGCGTACAGCCACTTTCCGTTCGGAAACGGAAGTTGGATGAGGTCGGTGGCCCCCAGTGGGGATCTCCTACCCGTAGGGTGTTCCCAAGATACGAGCGGGTTTCGATGCCGGCCAACTTGCGCTGGCATTATATCGACCCAAGCGGCGGAAGCCGTTTACTCGTATAAGTTGATCCTAGTAGCGGTGCAACTTCTTCACTGGGCCAATTAGGTTGAGCGGCGGGGTTCCACACGAATGACGTGAGGAGAACAGAGCAATTTGTAAGCCTCAAAGTATCCAAGGGCCGGAGCCCTCACTTCGGACACCAAATCACTGAACTGATCCCGCAAGCGACCAATTGGTG